GGTCTTTGGCGTAGTCAAAGCCGTATTCGTTTACGGCCAGCGGAACGCGGTTGAGGTAGTTCTTAGCCTTCAGGAACGCCCGGTCATAGTTCTGGTCGTTCAGGATTTTCGTCATGATCGGCGAGATACGCAAAGTCTCGATGCGGGACTTCTTGATAATCTTGTCGAACAGCGGTCGGTTATTGGTCTGTGTCGCGTGAGCTAAGTTTCGGAAGACGATAGCCTTCTGGGTGCTAATATTGCGGTCCCCGACAGCGATGAAAATCTTGCGGATGTCTCCAGCTACGGCGCCTTCCCCTGCGGCCTTGGCTTCCTTTGACAAACCTTGCCCGCCTCCCTTGGGCATACCTGGCGTAAAGGTCGCCATGTCGGCACAGATAAGCATGGCCTGTTTTGCGACCATGCTCTGGGCATCCATCCCAATCTCTTTGGCCACCATGGTAAGCATGGCGTTGAACTCGGATAGGGACTTCCGCGGGATGCTTACCGACACCACGGCCTTGTTACTGGTTATCGTCGATGACGACGAGCGTGATCCATGCCGACCCGGGCTTGTAGGTCTGGCTGGTGATGCGGACGGTCTTCCCGCCGGCCACGATCTTCTTCCCCTGGGCGAGGCTGGCGATGGGGACGCCCGAGGACAGTAGGGCCGCCGATGCCCCCGTAGAGCCGTCTGGCTGGCTCCAGGAGGCCGTTACAGCGGGGAGCCTGACCGAGTACTGGGTCCGCTCCATATACCCCCCTGCTTCGAGCACGGTCGAGACGGCGGGGTCGGAGATGAGGCAGGAGAAGGTGATGGCCCCAGAGTTGGCCGACCCGGCCACGCCGAAGTCCGCCACCATCTCTTTGGCGTCGTTGAGAAACTCGGTTCCGTAGAGGCTCATCCTATACTTGCCCGGATTGGTAGGGGGCACAAAAAAGGCCCCCATTGCTGGGAGCCTCGTTTGAGCCTTGGGCCGCTATTAGGCGGTCTTGAGGCGGTGCAGGGAGGTCGCGCGACCGACAGCGGCACCGAAGAGCAGCGTGGCGGTGACGTTGTAGTAGCCGGACTGCTCCTGGCCCATGAGGACCTGGACGCCGAGGCCGGTGTCGGCGTCGACAGCGTTGGCGACTTCGAAGCCCGGGATTTCGGACATCGGGAGAGCCGAGGCGACAGCGATGGCGTCAGCGCCGCAAGCGAAGCCAGCGAGGTTTTCGCTGTTCGTCGGGAGGCTGTTCCACTGGTAGACAGCGGCACCGGCGAGGGTACCGATCTGGCCGGAGGTCAGGATGCCGGCGCCGAGGACGGAGTTACCGATGATGGTGGCGTCACCGAGGAGGCCGTTGGCGTAGGTGCTGTTCAGGATGAACGCGCGGGGCTCAGCGGCCTTGGCGGCGTCGAGCACGCCCTTGGCGGTGACGACTTCGGCGTAGGTGAGGGCGGCGCCGGTGTCGACGTTCGAGCTGTAGTTGGCGTTCGTGATCAGGGCGCCGATTTCAGCCAGGCACTTTTCAGCGAGGGCGTTGGCGGCGGTCGGGACGAAGGCGCCCGAGAGGAACTGCGCGCCGTACATCTTCACGTCGAGGGGCGAGAAGCGGCTCGACACCTTGAAGTGCTTGAGGGTGACGTTGGCGGCGGTGATCGTCGCGTCGTCCTGGGTGAGGTAGCCGCCGGACGAGAACTCGGTGGCGGTGGAGGTGCCGATCAGCGGAACCTGGACCGTCTTGCCAGCGCCGGATTCGGCAGCGGTGAAGACGGACGAGAAGGCGCGGAGGGCCGGGAGCTTGCCCTTGAGGGAAGCGATGACGCTTTCAGCGAGGATGCTGGGAGCGACTGCGATGGAGTTAGCCATGATGTGTTAGGATAGGGTGAGGGTTGAGGGAAATTAGATAGCCGCCTTGATGATGGCGTGCTTATGAGCGGCGAAGTATTCGTTGCGCTCCTTGGAGCCGACCGGCAGGGACATGAAGGTCGCGAGGTGGTCGACGGCTTCGGCGGTGGGCTTGCCATCCGCAGGGCTGAGTTCGACCGGGGAGACGCCGACGGAGGCCACGATCTTGGCGGCTTCCTTGGAGGCGCTGACCTTGCTGGCTTCGTGCTCGGCGACGAGGGCCTTGAAGGACTCGGACTCCTTGACGGCCACTTCGAGGGCGGCGGTCAGTTCGGCGAGCTTGGCGTCCTTGGACGCGGCTTCGACCTTGAGGCTTTCGAGTTCGGCAGAGACGCCGACCGTCATCTTCTCGACAGTGGTGCGGAGGTCGTCGCGCTCGGCGGTAAGGCCAGAGACAGCGGCGGTGGCGGCGAGGAGTTGCTCTTCGATGGTCATCTTAGATTTGCGGTTAATGGAATTAGAACGAACGCAGGGCGTCGTTGAAAGAGTCGGCCAAGCCCGTGACCAAGCCCTGGGCGGCGGCCTGCTTGCCGGAGAAGGTCTGGCCTTCCATGGCCTCGGCCTTCACCATCTTGCGCTTCATGTTCACGGCTTCCTTGAACTCGGCGTGGATCGTGTCGACCCCGGCCTGAAGGTTGCCCAGTTGGCCTTCGTCGAGGCTCGTGCCTTCGATGCCCGCGCCCTTGAACTTGCCGGACTTGATGACCACCATCTTGATGCCGGCCATCTTGGCGGCTTCGGAGTAGTCAGGGATGGCCATGTAGACGCCTACGGAACCTACGGAACTTGAGGGCGATGCGGTCACTTTATCGCTAGCCGAGGAAATCCAGTATGCGGCCGATGCCATCTCGCTATCGGTATACGCCATCGTGGGTTTACCGAGGTTGCGAATCTTGTTGGCCAGTTCCTCGACGCCAGTGACGGTGCCACCAGGGGATGACACTTGAAAGGCAATCTTCTCGACCGCAGGGTCGGCAGCCATCGCGTCGACCTGATCAGACAGGTCGTTGATGTCCACGGCGCCCATCATCTTCTCGAGCGGGGACAGGCCCTTGCCGATCACGCCGACGACCGGGATGATGCCGATGCCATCGACGACGTAGGGCTTGGGAGCCACGCCGAAGAGCTGCGCGAGCATATCGGTGAAGCCGAACTTCTCGGCGAGGACCGCGTGGTCTTTCGCCTTGGTCGGGTCGATGAGAAGGGGCTCGCGGCCCGACAGTCCGTTGGTAAGGAAACGCATGATGAAATTAGGAAGCGGGTTGGTCGGGCTCCGGGGGCGGAGGGAGGTCGAGGTTGTCAGCCGTGACTTCTGAAATCTGGCTGTTGGCTTGTCCCTGCTGGAGCCAATTGAAGCCTGGCTTGTAAAGCATCCAGACAGGAATCTTGGCGGCCTTGGCTTTCTCGATAATGAAGTTCATGTCGTTGGCTCGCTTGTCCATCTCGGTGCGGAAGTCTAGGCCGCGCTGGGCGTAGAGTTCGGACATGGACAGCAGGCCCATCTCGACGTCGTTGCGGTCGTTGGCGGCATCGCGGCCTGCGTCTACGGTGACAGACTTTGGGGTAGTCCAAGAAACTTCACTCCACTTGGGATCGTCAGGTAGGTCGCCGTCAGCGATACCCTGTCCGATGATGTATCCCCAAGTAGGCACGCAGAAGTTCTCGATAAGCACGGACTGATACTTGCCGAACACGCGAGCGGCCTTGGCCGTGACAAGCCTGATGGACGCACCACCTAGTTTAGAAGGGTCGCTGACAAACTCGTAAGGCAAGATGCCCATGCTGATGTCACGTTCTAGGGCGGCGATGAAACCATTGAAGGTGGCGTTCGGACGGTTGCTCTGGAAGGACGTCATGTCCTCCCCGGGCTCAAGGGCGATGAGTTTGCCGCCCATCGTGTTGGCGAGGTTGGCGTAGGAGCCTGTGCCGGTCGCCCCCAGTTCGTTGGCCATGTCTCCGTCAAGGATGCCGCCCGCCTTCTTGATGATGCGGGTCACGTCGCCGTTGTCCTTCACGGCCTGCTTCTCGAGGGCGAGGATTTCCATCTCGTCCTGGATGGAGTTGATGGAGTGCTGGAGCAGGGGGACGCCACGGGCGCCGGAGGCATACTCCTGGTCGACCACCATCATCATCGACTGAGCGAGGATTTGGCGGGACGAGCCGTCGGAGCGGTAGATGTTGACGGCGATGTATTCGCCATAGGGACCGAACTGGATGCCGTCATGCATACCCTCGGGCACCTTGCCTTCGAGAGGGTCGCCGACGCGGTGGGCTTCCATCAGCTGGAGTTTGGCTTCCCCGGCGCCGTTACGCACCTTGGCGGCGAAGGAATCACCGTCGCGGATCATGCCGCGGAGAAGGATGGACTGAGCCTGGTAGAACGAGAAGCGGTTCGTGATGTCGATACGCTTGGCCTTCTCGGCGAAGTAAGCCTCGTAGCGTTCCTGCATCTCAGGGGTCGACGCGTGGCTCTGCGGCTTGATGCCGTCGCCCACGGTGTAGAGGCAGATGTCCGCAAGGATTTGCTTGAACAGCCCGGAGTTACGCTCGGCCCAGCGGCACTTGCGAACCATCGTCAGGCGGTCGTAAGGGGTCAGGTCACGGCGAAGGTCACGGGGCTCCGCACCATAGGCCGCACGGCGAGCGCGCGTCACGCCGATGCTCTGCCAATCGCCGTAGGAGGCTTGCGGCTGCGGAGCGGCTGGCATGGCCTTGGGCGTCTTAGGACGCAGGCTGACGGTCGGAATCTTCTTGCGGGTGGCCATGGAAATTAGTCCTGACGGTTCTGCCAGTCGGTCGAGATGATCGTGCGACGAGCGCCGTAGGTCGAAGGGTCGAGGCGGCTAAGGGCGAACATGGCCTCGGCGAGCATCTCCTTCGGGGGCATGGCGAACTGCTTGGACGCGGACGAGCCGGAGTCGGAATAGGACATCAGAGTCTTACCTTCGGTGATCATGGAGACCGCCTTGGCTTTGATGTCGAGGAGTTCGCACTCCGTAAGTCCGATAAAGAGTCCAGAGGCCATTTAAACTTGCCGAGAATGGAAGCCGTAGAGGGGGTACGCCGCCCAGCCCACGCCATGAGTCTCTTCCTCCCACGACACTAAACGGCGTACCCTTGCATATAGCGTGCCAAGGGTCATGACGGTTGCAAGTCGGTTTCGGCGGTTTCCCGCCCGGCGATGCCCCAACGGACCGCGGCGAGCAGGGCAAGGATTTCGCAGTCCATGGCGTGGTTGTCCTTCTTGCCCTGGGGAAGTATCCACATGGGCTTGCCGGTCCGCTTGTCCTTGATGCGGACTTCGGCGCTCAGTTGCTCGACGTACTCGGGGGTGGCGTCGAGGGCGTAGCTCCACACGCGGCGAGCCCGCAAGCCGTGCAGGAGGTCTTTGCCGGCGGTGGCCGAGTGCACGATCAGGATGGCCCGCTGCGGGATGCCAGGGACGACGATGGACTGCTTCTCGGAATAGAAGCGGCGGGTCGTGTTGCCGGACTTGTCGGTCACGGCGAAGTCGTCGGAGCCTGAGCCCTTGGCCGTCTTCCAGTTACGCTTGGCCGTCTCGCGGTAGACCTCGGTCGTATTGTCACCCGAGTCGACGAGCACCATGGCATGATGGACGCCGTGCTGTTTGGCGAAGGCTTCGACGTTGCCCCATGAGTCGATACGGGCGAAGGCCATCAGACGGCTATGCCCGGTCTTGGCCCAGCGGCGGACAGTCACCCAGAAGTGGCCACGCTGGACGTCGACCCCCATCGTGCGGAAAGGGATGCTCCCGGGCACGGCGTCCTTCTGCTCGACGACGCGGGCCTTCGGGGTGATCGCGGCCTCCGCGTCCCAAGGGTCTGACATCTTGTAGTTGGCGGCCTCCGCCAGCGCCACCATCTCCCCGCCCTCTTCGCTCCAGGGCATGGCCAGACGCTTCTGCTTGAAAATGCGTCGAGGCTCTTCGTCGCCGTATTGGTCGTTAGCCTCCTTGGCCTTGAGCATCAGGACGCCCAGCTCGCCCCAGCTCATCGTCGCAAGGCTGTTCCAATGAAGGCCGATGTGCCCGGAGTTAGCGGCGACCGATGTGGCCACAAAAGTTCCGCGGGCGTTGGCCTCAAGTCGGCTGGCGTTCGTGTCGGGCAGATGCGTCCGACAGGCCGCGCACTCGTAGGTCGTGCCGACGCTGACCTTGTGCAAGTCCCATGTCCCCGTTGCCTTGGCGTCCTCGGGAAACCTGATCTGCTCCCAGACCCACGGCTGAAGGTGGTCGCACTTCGGGCACCTCATGTTCCAGTCACGCTGGTCCGTCGTCTCGTGCAGCTGATGGAACTCCTGCCCAGCCCGTCCGCCCTGGGATAGGAAGATGCGTTTGCCCATCCAGCCGAACGCAGTGACGCGCGCGCTCAGTTCGGCAAGGTGCCCGCTCGGTGCCATCCAGCATTCGTCGGCGATGGTGTAACGCAGGGACAGGCGCTGAAGGTTGGCCTCGTTCCAGATGCCGCGGCAGTAGAGCGTCATGCGGTCGAAGTCCGCAGTGGTCGAGCGGTCGAGGTCGTCGCCCGAGAGACGCGCCTTCACCGGCGGGCAGTTGTTCCAGACTGGGCGGAGGTAACGCAGGGCGAAGTCCTTGGCCTCTGGGTCCGTGGCCTGAAGCACCATCGTCGGCCCAGGAGCGTTGGCGATGATGTGGCACGTCAGCAGGCGGGCGAAGAGAGACTTGCCGGATTGGATGCTGGCGAGGACGGTCAGGAGTTTCGTCTCAGGATCGGCGGCGATGCGTAGGGCTTCAGCCACCCACGGCGTGCGCTCGGAGCGGAAAGGCCCGGGCATCGGCGAGTCAGGGATGGCGTGCACGTTAGACTCAAGCCATTCGACGACGTCGCCCGAGTCTGACGGACGCAGCACGTCCCGACCGATGCGGAGCAAGTCGGCCTTATTCATCGGTGGTCGAGAGGTCGGCCTTCACGCGGCGCACCCAAGCCTCGAGCACCTTCACGGCCTTCGCAGGGTTCTCGGGGTTACATCCTTCGGCAACGTCGAGGGCGAGTTTGTCTAGTCGGTTGACGATGCCGGCGGTCATGTCGCGCATGGCCTCGGTCGCTTCCTTGGCGGAGATGTAATCCTTTGTCAGGATGAGACGACGCTCCTGCTCCTCCTCGAGGGCCACGAGGGTTTTCAGGGAGGCGTTATAACTCGACTGGTACTTCCCCTGGTTGGGGTCGCCACCTTCCATGGCGGCCTGCCAGACGCCACGCGCCCGACTGACCAAGGTCCGATGTTCGCCGATCGTGTCAGCCAGGGAGCCGTCGTCGAGCTGAGCCGGTGCGGCTTTGGGTGCCGCGGCCCGCTGCA